AATGGTTATCATGGTGAGCCAGCATGTACCATTAGAAGAAGTATTAGTAGGTATGAAGTATGATTACAACAGTAGACGTAGAAACATCATGGCAAGTTACAAGTACAGGTGGATATGATCCATCACCATTTCATCCCGATAACATATTAGTTAGTGTTGGAATAAATGATGAGTACTATTTTACAAACCATTCTGAAAGAATAGATAAAGGTTGCTATCATAATATACAATCTATACTAGATAAGACAACCTTGTTAATAGGACACAATCTTAAATTTGATCTTATGTGGTTGTTGGAGTCAGGATTTAAATATAATGGCAGAGTATACGACACTATGCTTGGAGAATACATATTAAATAGAGGTATAAGAAAAAGTTTAACACTAGAAATGTCTTGTAGAAGAAGACGTATAGGTTCTAAAGATAGTAGAATAAAAGATTTTACTGACAGGGGTATACCTTTTCAAAATATACCAGTAGGTTTAGTTGAAGAGTATGGTAGAATGGATGTACAAATAACAAGAGATTTATTTAATTCCCAAATGTCAGATTTTAAAATGCCAAAGAATAAACACTTATTAAAGACAGCAAAGATGATGAATGAATTTTTAGTTGTACTATCTGATATGGAAAGAAATGGAATTAAGGTTAGTCTAGATGAACTTGGTAAAGTAGAAAAAGAATATCGAGCAGAGTTTGCATATCTAAAACAAAAGATAGATAAGATTGTATATAAACAAATGGGTGATACTAAAATAAATTTGTCAAGTCCCGAACAATTATCTTGGTTAATCTATAGTAAAAAACCTAAAGATAAAAAGCATTGGGCTAAAATATTTAATGTTGGTATAGACAAAAGCACAGGTAAAAATAAAAGACGACCACAGTTTTCAAGAATACAATTTAGAAATTTAGTATCAGAAAATTCAGAGATAATACATAGAACAACTGCAGAACAATGTATGCATTGTTGGGGTAAGGGTGTTATTAAAAGAATAAAAAAAGATGGCAGTCCTTACAAGAACTATACAAAATGTACTGAGTGTGATGGTGATGGATATTTATATAGACCAATGGCAAAGGTTGCAGGATTTCAACAAAGACCTAGAAGTGTATATGATATAGCTGAAGCTGGATTTAGAACTGATAGACTTACATTAACTAAAATAGCTAGTGAAGCTGAAGGTGAGTTTAAACAATTTATAGATGCAATCGTTAGGCACAATGCAGTAGATACTTATTTAAATACATTTGTTGAAGGACTAAAAAATTTTACAAATGAAAAAGGTTTTCTACATCCTAAGTTTATGCAAGCAATAACTGCAACTGGTAGACTATCTAGTAGAGATCCAAACTTTCAAAACCAGCCTAGAGGTAAAACATTTCCTATTCGTAAAGTAGTTACATCTAGATTTAAAGATGGTAAGATATTAGAGATAGACTTTGCACAATTAGAATTTAGAACTGCTGTGTATCTTGCACAAGATAAACAAGGCATGGAAGATATAAAAAATAAAATAGATGTTCATCAGTATACTGCAGATATTATTGGTGTATCTAGACAAGATGCAAAGGCACATACATTTAAACCTTTGTATGGTGGTGTAACAGGAACTGAAGATGAGAAAAGATATTACACTAAATTTTTAGAAAAGTATAAAGGTATAAAAGAATGGCACGATAAATTACAAAGTGAAGCTATTAGATTTAAAAGAGTTAAACTACCCACAGGTAGAGAGTATTCTTTTCCTTATGCAGAGAGAACTCCTTGGGGTGGATCTACATATGGAACACAAATAAAGAATTATCCTGTTCAAGGTTTTGCTACGGCAGATATTGTACCATTAGCTTGTATAAATATTTACAACCTAATGAAAGAAAAAAAAGTTAAAAGTTTGTTAGTGAATACAGTTCATGATTCTATAATAGCAGATGTATATCCTGGTGAAGATAGAGTCATGGCTGATATTTTTAAGCAAGGAACTGCAGACGTAATACCTGCATTGAAAACGTATTACAATATTGATTTTAATGTTCCCCTTGACACGGACCTTAAGATCGGTTATAATTGGTTAGATATGAAGGAGGCAATATGAAAAATATAGAAGCTCTAGAAACTCTAGATGAATACGATGATGCAGATTATAATGCTTATCTAGAATATATAGAGTTAAAAGATAGATGTATGATTGAACCTAGTGTTTTATATATACATGAAAACCATGAGTACTTAAGTGAGTTTAAATACTTTGCAAATGCTGATGGTTTAGAAATAAAGATAATAAAAGGAGATACAAGAATATGCTAGATATAATAAATATCCTATTTTCTGTAATAGGATTGTGGGTTTTACTAGGTTTTTTTATTGATCCATTTATAAAATAAAACTTGACTTTTATTCAAAAATGTGGTATAAGTCGACAACTAAAATGGAGGACAAATGTCTGATAATAACTTAGTAAATATAAAAGGAATGTCTGATGAGCAAATCATGCAGGCAATAGGTCAAGATGATGGATCTAATTTAGGTACAAACATACCAAGATTAGCTATCAATCGAACACCTGAAGATGACGATGGTAATCAATTACCAGTGGGTCACTTCTATACTTATGATTCAAATGTAGGTCAGAATGTTTTTGGTAAGCCAGTTACATTTAGACCATTCATAAGTGCAATGCAATATATGCATTATGATGCTGTTAAAGGTGAGTACATAAACAGATCTATTATATTTAAAAGCTGGAAAGAAGAAGCTATTGATATATTAGGTGGTACAAGATGTGGTAAGATATCTTTTAAAGAGAGATCTAATCTTACTCCTGAACAGCAAGAACAACAAAGAACTATCAGGTGTTATAAACTTGTGTATGGTCTGTTATCATTTAAGAATGGTAAAACTGCACAAGGTAAAGAACACAGTGTAGAAAACTTACCCGTACTTTATAGAGTTACAGGTACAGCATTCTCACCTGTTAGTGCTGCGTTAGATCAACTAAAGAAAAGAAAAAAACTTATGTTTAATTCTTTACTTAATATTGATACTAAGAGGCAGAAAAAAGGTAGTAATGTATTTTACGTACCCGAAATAACTGTAAATGCTGATGCTAATTTACAGTTATCTGATACTGATATGGATACTTTAAAGGTATTCCAAGAGTCTATTGATGCAGAGAACTTAGAAGTTGCTGGACTATATAATAGTGCAAAAACTAAAAGAGTAAATAGTTCTGATAATGTAGATGCTGAGATTGTAAAAGATCTTGGTGATGAATCACCCGAAAAAGTATTGGCTAGGTAATGAACGATATACTTATTAAAGTACAGAAGTATCTTGATAATGTATCAAAGGGTCCTACCCAAGTAGACAAAAAACTTGTGGAGGAGTTTGGTGAGGCGTGTAAAAACGCCTTACTCAAGCAATTC